GCAAGGGGCTGGGCCGTCCGATCCACACCGCAGATCAGCGCATCGAAGCTCTGAAGGCGCTCGACTGCGTCGATGACGCCTTCGTGTCGGAAAGCCCCGACGCGGTCGATGTCATCGATCGGATCAAGCCTGCGGTCTACGTCAAGGGTATCGATTATGCCGAGTCCAATGATGAAGCGCTTGCCCGCGAGACCTTGGCCGCAACTCGCCACGGCGGTCGGCTCCACATCACGCGCTCGGAAAAGTTCTCCTCGTCGAGGCTTATCAATGCAGACCGTTTTCCTGATTCCGTATCTGCTTATCTTCGGGACGCTGTATCTCGCGGCTTTCATCAGCATATTGTTGATGCTTTCGAGCGCGCTGATCGATTGCGCATTGCGTTCGTGGGCGAGACGATCGTCGACGAATACCGATATGTCCACGCTCTTGGAAAGCCATCCAAGGAATTCATCCTGGCCACGGTCGAGCACCATCGAGAGGATTTCCTGGGAGGAATTGCGGCGGCGGCGCAACACGCCGAATGGCCTCTCACGACCGTTGTCAGTGCAGACTCCCCAGTCGTAAAGACCCGCTATGTCGACGGCGACTTCACCAAGAAGCTGTTCGAGGTCTACAACACCCGCAAGATCGAGTTGCATCCATCCGAGCGCGATCGCTTCCAATGCAAGCTGATCGAGGCGGTGCGTGACAATGACGTGGTCGTGGTGATGGACTTCGGGCATGGGCTGATGGACTCGCGCGAGCGCCATGTCGTTGAAACTGCCAAGTTCCTCGCCGTGAATGCGCAGACCAATGCCGGAAACTGCGGGTTCAATCCGGTGACGGCATACAAGAAAGCCGATCTCGTCTGTGTCGATGATCCGGAGGCGCGGCTCGCCGCCGGCATGCAGGATGCCGATATCAGGGCGGTGGTGTGGCATCTCTCCTGCCGCATCAAGTCGCAGCGGTTCGTCGTCACCCACGGCCGTCATGGCAGCCTCGCCTATTGTGCGGACGACTCCGAGCGGTTCTCCGATGTTCCTGCCTTCGCGATCCAGGGCGTCGACACCATGGGATGCGGGGACGCATTCCTTGCAACGGCCGCTCCTTTGGTTGCCGCTGGCCTTGACCTCGAAATGGCGGCCTTCGCTGGCAACGTCGCAGGGGCCATCAAGGCGTCGATCGTGGGGCACCGGAGGCATGTGCAGCGGGCCGAACTCATGCAGACCATTGGGGCGTTGCTGGCGTGAGGGGGTTCATCAAGGCGCTGCGCCAGTCGCTTGAGTTCGTTGAATGTGAGGAGGATGGGTTCGAGAGCGCCATTGCGATGGCGGCGGATGTCCGGAGCCGCCAGGGCCGCCTGTTTTTCATCGGCAATGGCGGCTCGGCGGCGATCGCCAGTCACATGGCGATCGACTTCCTGAACAAGGGGCGCTTCGCCGCGATGGCGTTTAATGATGGGGCGTCTTTAACGTGCCTCGGCAATGATCACGGGTATGATCAAGTCTTTATTCGGCCGTTTAGCGCTCACGTTAGGAATGGTGATATCCTGTTCGCAGTGTCTAGTTCGGGGAAGTCTGAAAGCGTTATAAATCCTGCGCTGCATGCGGGAGTCGTGGGGGCAAGCGTGGTCACGCTGTCTGGATTTGCCCCGGACAACCGTTTGCGGTCCCTCGGATCCGTCAACTTTTATGTGCCTTCGGAAAGCTATGGCGTAGTCGAGACCGCTCATCTCGCCATCCTGCATGCGATCTTGGATCGATTGGTGGATTGAGTGACGGCCGATGATCTTCTCGCCTTCGAAGCCGATATTGCCGCCGAATTCGCGGCCGGCAAGATCGCATCTCCGGTCCATCTTGCGGGGGGGAACGAGACATGGCTGATCGAGTATTTCAGAAAACAGGTACGGCCTGGAGATTGGGTTCTAAGTCAATGGAGGAGCCACTACCACGCGCTGCTGGCCGGAGTGCTGCCCCAAGAGGTCAAGCAAGCGATTCTCGACGGGCGCTCGATTGCGCTATGCTTTCCACGGTATCGCATCTTGTCCTCTGCCATCGTTGGCGGAACATGCCCGATTGCAACCGGCTTAGGAATGTCCATCAAGCGGCGCAACGGGCCTGAGCGAGTCCACTGTTTCGTCGGCGACATGACGGCGACCACGGGCATCTATCACGAATGCGTCAAATACTGCGCCGGTCACGATCTGCCGGTGTCGTTCGTGATCGAGGACAATGGCACCTCGGTCTGCACCAGGACGGACGAGGCGTGGGGAACATCGCGGCGTGTTCCTGACGAGACGCGGTATTATTACGGGCTGACGCGGCCTCATGTGGGTGTTGGGAAGTATGTTAGGTTCTGAGTGCGGTCCTATGGAGGAACGATGGAACGGGAAAATGACGGCGATGGCTATGTGCTGTCTACGGGGCGGCGTTTCTATGCCAATCGTGGACTGATCGGGATCAACCCCGAAATGGAAGTTTCAGAAGGCTATGACGGCCATATCCACTACGGTCCGATCTTTTATCCGCAGGAAGCGCCGGGATGGTCGAAAGAAGAAAGAGCCGAGTTGGCTGACTTCATGATTGCTTTGTGGTCTCGGTTCAAGGCGTCGGTGTGAACTACTTCTCCGAACTTTGCTTCGCCATGGCGACTCTGGCGAAAGAACGCCGCGCGATCTTCCTCGGTCAAGGTGTCGCCAATCTCGGCACGACCATGAGCCCGACGTTCCGTGATGTGCCACGCGACCAACTCCTCGAAATGCCCGTCGCCGAGGACATGCAGATGGGAATCGCTACCGGCATGGCGATTGATGGAATGCTACCGGTCTGCGTGTTTCCGCGCTGGAATTTTCTGCTGTGTGCTGCGAATCAGTTGGTCAATCATCTCGATCGCCTTCCGCTGTACTCGGCGGGCGGCTATCGGACAAAGGTCATCATTCGCGTGGCAACCCCCACAACGAAGCCGTTCTATCCAGGGCCGCAGCACGACGACGACTTCTCCAAAGCGTTCCACAAGATGTTGAGGACCATCAAGGTGATCCAATTGCCGGAAGCGGAATCGATCATGCCGGCCTACCGGCGGGCGCTGGTGGATGACTGCTCGACCATCCTGGTGGAGCGGACGGAACTGTATGGGGATCAGCGTGCCGATTCCGAACATCGTCATCCCCGGTCCGCATGAAGACGAACGCATTCGAGCGGCGCGTCATGAGAAGTACGATGAGCGGATTTGTGAGAACCTTGGTTATCCGCCGGAGTTGCCGACCAATGTCCGGCTCGAGCATAACCCGAATTGGCGCAATGAAGTCCCGCTTGGTTTTGTGAGCATCCAATGTGCGCACGATTGTTCGCATTGGGTATGGCAGTTCGTTCGCGTGATTTGGATTGTCGGACAGTTTGCCGGTCCAGCTTTCGGGCTAGGATATATTGTGAGTTATAGATGAGGCGACATGACCGAAGCGCAGCGCGTGCTAAATATGTCTAACGACATAACAACCTCTCTGCATGAGACGGTTGGGCCGAATATGTCCGTTCGCGTCGCGTTGACCGTCCTCGCCACCATGATCGCATCTTATTACGAGAGCGAATCGTCTCAAGAGATGATGATCGATTTTGTCAGCGATCAGATTCGAAAAACGATGGCCGTCCATAAACTCAAAAATATGAGCCTGTTAAATTGATCGACCTTCCCCGCTATCACGTCCTCGTCAAGTTCGGCTCCGGCATCCCAGCAGACGCCCAAGGTCGTGCCATGCTGGCATTCGAGAAGAACCTGCGTGAACTCACTGCGGCCCCCTGCGAGGTCCAAAAGGAAATCATGGGAGACGATTCCAAACTGCGCCGGTCCATGACCGCCGAGCAAAGGGCCAAGCTGTGACCTCCGCGCTTCCCGAACTCATCAATCACGTCGTAACTGGTTCTCCTGTCCAAGAACTTCAACTGGACGGCTCCAAAATTGGCTGGTGGCGAGACCGCGTGCTTGCCTGGGAGCGTGGAGAGAAGATCGCGCCTGTCACCATCGACGCCGCATGGACGAGGAAATGCAATGCCGCGTGCTCCTTCTGCTACGCCCAGATGCAGGCCAGCGAAGGTAAAGAGATCACGGAGAAGATAGCCTGTGAGTTTCTTGAGGATGCCGCGGAGATCGGCGTTAAGGGCGTTAGCCTCATTTCGGACGGTGAAAGTACCGTGGTGCCCTTCTACGAGCGGTCTATCGAGTACGGGTCGAAGCTCGGATTGCGCCTTGGTGTGGGAACTAATGGAGTCAGACTCAAGTGCAAAGTCCTTGAGCGCATACTGCCTCACTTGTCATATCTCCGGTTCAATTTCTCTGCCGGCGATCTCGCCCGTTACAAGGAAATCATGGGCCTCAAGGAGCGCGATTACTGGCAAGTGATACAGAACGTCAAGGACGCGATGGAGATCAAGCGCAGGGACAAGTTGCCTCTGACCATCAACATGCAGATGGTCACGATGCCAGACATGCATGACCAGATCATCCCGTTGGTCCGGCTGGCGCAGAAAATCCGGCCGGACTATCTCATTTTCAAGCACTGCGCCGACAACATCGACGGCCATCTCGGCATCGACTATCGCAAGTATGATGCGCTTTATGAGACGTTCCGCGAAGCGGAGGAGATGGGCGATGACGAATTCCGGATCGTGGTCAAATGGTCGCGTCTGGCGGATGAAGGTAAGAGGGCTTATTCTCGATGTTTCGGTCCTCCTTTTATCATGCAGCTTTCTGGCAACGGTCTCATTGCTCCTTGCGGGTTTCTCTTTAATGAGCGCTTCCGTGCCTTTCATATTGGCAATATTTGCGATACCCGCTTCCGTGATTTGTTTGCGTCTGATCGATACTGGGAAGTGATGCGCTACCTCGCCAGTGAGCACTTCAATCCGCAGAAGCGCTGCGGCCCGAACTGCCTCCAGACCAACACCAACAAGTGGCTGTTCGACTACGTCAATGGTGACGTGTCGTTCCCGACCACTGCGCCGCCGCCGGACCTCGCGTTCCTGTAAGTGTTCACCAAGGACGACTTTCGTCACTACGGCCCACTGCCCGAGGTCGGCACATGGCTCGGAAACGTCATCCAGCCGGGATGGAAGGTTCTCGAAATCGGACCCGGCATCCGCCCATTCCCGCGCGCCGATGTCTATGTCGACCTGATTGATATCAAAGGCGTCGATCCCGACAAACTCATCAAGGTCGACGTGGCCAACGAGCCTCTGCCGTTCGCGGACAAAGCTTTCGACTTCGTAGTATGCCGGCACACGCTGGAGGACTTGTTCAACCCCTTCCTGCTATGCGCGGAAATGTCCCGCGTCGCCAGGGCCGGCTATGTGGAGACGCCGTCACCTCTCGCCGAGTTGACCAAGGGGGTCGATGGCGGCGGACCGGAGTATCGAGGCTTCCATCATCACCGCTATGTCGTGTGGCGTTCGGAAAAGGAACTCGCCTTCGTCGCCAAGTATCCCTTGGTAGAATTGATGAAGATGACCGACGACGGCGACCGACTCGAAAAGCTTCTGCGCAAAGGTCCGCTGTTCTGGAACACCTATTACCCCTGGGAAGATCGGATCATCGTCAAGCATCATCAGTGCCCGCAGGACTTCGCCTTCTGCGACACGGAAAAAGTGCCGCACTATTTCACGCTATTGAACCGCGCCATCATCGAGTCGATCGGCGCCAACCGCGAATTGCTGGCGCATGCACCACGGACTGGCCAATGACCACACCTGGGTCAAGAGATGCAAGCGTGGCCTGTTCATGTATAGCCTCAACGATACGTTCATCGGTCGTTCGCTGCATTTCTACGGGGAGTGGTGCGATACCGAGATCGAGTTTCTTCGCTCCCTGATCCATTCCGGAGACGTGGTGCTCGATGTCGGTGCAAATATCGGAACGCACACGGTCCCGTTTTCTCAGTTCGTCGGACCGGAAGGCGAGGTTCACTCATTCGAGCCGCTGCCTGAGTTGTTTCACATGCTGGCCGGAAATGCGGCGCTGAACAACTGTCACAACGTCGTCTGTCGGCAGGCCGCAGTGGGAAAGAGCCTCGGGGTTTTGCCGTGCCCTTCCATTCCGGCGGCGCATGAGATCGCGAACCGCGGAGCCGCGTCGTTCATGCGAGAGGCGGCTGACTTATGGCCGCATGTCAAGGAATACGCGACCAAGGCAAAGCCGGTTCGGCTCATGACCATCGATGCGCTCGACCTTGACCGCTGCGACCTCATCAAGATCGATGTGGAGGGGATGGAGGAGGCCGTTCTCGCCGGTGCCAAGGATACGATCCGGCGATGCCGGCCCCTGATCTATCTCGAAGGCCGCGAGCGGGAGGAATCCTTGGCGGACTTCCTCGATGCCTCCGGCTACGTCGCGTGGTGGTCGTTCCACAACTATTTCAATCCGGCAAACGCCTTCGGTCAAACCCGCGATATCTGGCCGGAGATCGGCCCCAGCATCAATCTTCTGTGCGCTCCCCGAGAAATGAACCTGGTGATGACCGACCACGAATCGTTCCTCGGCAAGACCGATGAAGCCATCGCCGCCATTCGCCGCGGCGCCGAACACAACCTCTGGACCGTCAACTGAGAGACTTCATGGCACATAAAATCTTCATCTTCGTTCCCGCTTTCGGCCAGCACATCACGGCGACCACGTTTCTGACGACGCATGCGCTGCAGCAGGCTCTTGCCTCCAAGGGTATCGGTGGCGGTGTTTCCACGTTGTCATTCCCAGACATCGCCGAATTGCGTTCGATGGCGCTGACGATCTTCTATGATGCCCTTGATGCCTCGCATATCCTGTTCATCGACGCCGATATGGGTTTTGCCCCCGAGTTGGTGCTCGATATGCTCATGTTCGGGGAGCCCCTGGTCGGCACGCTTTATCCCCAGCGCAAGTTGCCGCTGTCGTGGGCGGGCTCCGGAACCGGGGAGAAGGTCACCGAACGTCGCGCCGGGTTCATGCGGGTCGAGGGCGTCGGCATGGGGTGCACGCTGATCTCGCGCGAGGTCGTGACACGGATGCTCGAGCAGTTCCCGGAGATCGTCGATACGCGGCTGTCGCTCCATCCGGCATGCCAGATGATGAAGGACGCCAAATGTACCCGTCTTATTCGGGCGTTCGATAAGATCGACCTGCCGGAGCGCGGCCAAGTTTCGGAAGACCTCTCGTTCTGCATGCGGTGGAACAAGTGCGGCGGGAAGACATGGGCCGCGATCGGGCACAAGATTTCTCATGTCGGGCCGTTCGATTACTGCGGGCGGTATCTCGACGTGATCGAGGCGCAGGAGCGCGAAGCGGCAGCGCAGGCGCAGGCCAATGTCGCGGCGCTCCCGCAAAACGCGGGCGGCACCACGGCGGGGCCGATGCTGTTGCCGGGCAATCTTGCGCCGACCGAGGCCAAGCTGTATGTGCCGGCCGAACTTGCAGCGGAACCGGTGCAGATGCAGGCGGCCGAATGAGCCTATTGACAACGGTCCGTCAATGAGATAAGCGAAAAATACTGTTCCCTTCTGCGTGCCGCAGAGGGTCGAGCACCAAGCCGAAGACTGATCCGCGCCGGATGGTCTGACGGCAATCTCCCGCAGCGAGCCGCAGCGGTTTTCCCCGGACTTCGACCTTGGCAGCGCCTGCCTGGACGAGCCCCATTTCGGAGCTTGTTTTCGCATGGCCAACACCCAGGCCCAGTTCGGGTTCAAGCACATCGGATTTCTGTCCGGCGGTGCGCCCGATTATCAATTGGCGACCGCGCCAATCCTTTCGACCTACACCACCAAGATTTACTTCGGCGATGCCGTCATCTATTCGACGGCGTCCCAGTACATCCAGCCCGCGACCGGCACCGGTACCGCGATTGTCGGCATCTTCCAGGGCTGTGAATTCACACCCTCGACCGGCGGACCTCCGCAGTGGTCGCCCTGGTGGCCCGGCGCCGCGAATGCGGATGCGACGGCCTACATCGTCAACGCCCCGAACGCCAAGTTCCTGGTGGCTTCGCTTCTCACGACCGTCCCGGCAACCGCGATCGGCCGCAACATCGGCATCTCGACGGGCTCCGGCGGCACAACGGCAGGAGGTGGATACTCGACCTACGTGGTCGATGCCGCGAGCATCACCACCACCAATGCTCTCCAGCCATTCCGCGTGCTTGGTCTCTATGCCACTAACGGCATCGGGAACGGGTCCGACACCACCTCCAACTATGGATGGGTGATCGTCGGGTTCAACCAGCAGTGCACCGCGACTTTGAGCTAAGGGGAGCACTGAACCATGCCCGTCGCATTAGCAAACGTCCGCTCCGAACTCCTGCCCGGCCTGTTCGATGTCCGCGGCTCCTACGACATGATCCCGCGCCAGTGGGACAAGGTCTTCAAGACGCACCAGTCCAATATGGCGGTCGAGCGCTCGACGCAGATGGCGTTCGTCGCGCTGCCATACCTCAAGGACGAGGGCGCCGCCACCCAGTTCGACAACAATGCCGGCGAGCGCTTCACCTGGGCGTTCGTCCACATCGAGGTCGCACTCGGCTACGCCATCACCCGCAAGGCGATCGATGACCTGCTCTACAAGGCGCAGTTCAGTCCGACCAACTTGAAGCTCCAGGAAGCGTTCGCCCAATTCAAGGAAATCCAGGGCGCGAACGTGCTCAACCTGGGCACCACCTACAATTCCGCTCAGATCGGCGACGGCGTCGCCTTCTTCTCGACCGCGCACCCTTATGACGGGGGCACCTGGGCAAACACGTCATCGACGCCGAAGTCGCTCAACGAGTCGGCGCTGCTTGCGAACATGACCAACGTCCGCACCCAGTTCGTCAACGAGCGCGGCCTGCGCATTCTCTCCCGCGCCCGGCGCTTGGTGGTGCCGCCCAACCTGGAAGGCATCGCGATCCGTCTCACCAAGACGGAGTTGCGCCCCGGCACCGCGGACAATGATGTCAACGCCATCCTGACGCTCTCGGGCGGCCTTCCCGAGGGGTTCATCGTGATGGACTTCCTCACCTCGAACTTCGCGTGGTTCATCACCACGAACGTCGAGGGGATGATCCACATGCTCCGTATTCCGTATGAGAGCGACATGTGGGTCGATAATATCACTGACAATCTCCTCGTGAAAGCCTATGAGCGCTACAGCTTCGGCATCAACGATCCCCGTGCCGCCTGGGGCGAATTTCCGACGTCATAGTTGCGACGGCAAGGAGGTTGCCTAGATGGCCGACACCAATTTCCGAGGCCCCATCGGATCGATGGGGTCGCTCGAGGACACCAACTTCACCACGGCGACAACGACGCTTGTCCCGATCCAGCCGCTCGATGGCCCGTCCTACTTCTATCAGGGCTGGGTGCTGCCCGATCCGCGGAATGTGCCGTTCCCGAAGGACCAGTTCCGACCGGGGCAGTTGCCGGCCTTCGCCGCCGTTGGCGATTTCTACACCATTGACGCAATCCCGCAGGCGTTCAATACCACGGTGATTGCGGCAGCCCAGGTCGCCACTGGTGGCGTCGCCATGTCGTTGTCGACCGTGGCGGTGACCAATTTCTCGGCCGGCGCGGCTTCGATCGCCTATGGCGTGCCGATCGTCCCACAGGGCACGACTGTCGCCACCACGGCAGCAATCGCCATCGACTTCGGGTTCACAACCGGCACCACGATCGCCAACTCGACCGCGGTCCAAGTCAATGACACAACCCTGTTTACTCAGGGCCAATGGATCATCCTCGGCAACGTCGCCAATGCGGCGGGCACCGCGAGCCTCGTCACTCAGGTTCAGACCACGATCAACGCCACCACCATCGGTGTGTCTCCCGTTCCTGCGACGGCACTAGGCATTCCGATCGGTGCAGCGAACCTATTCGGTGGGACATTCTTGCCGCCCGCAAGCGCGTTGCAGCCGGCGGCAGTGGCAAACGCCCATGTCGGGCGCTTCGCCGCGGGTCTCGCTCGGGTGTTCAATCCAGCCGAATCCTTGGCGCGCTCGATCTCGGTTGCGGCGGCTACCATCACTGGCGGCACCGGCACCATCCTGATCTCTGGATGGGATGTCTGGAATCAGCCGATGACGGAGCTTCTGACCGCATCTGGAACGACACCGGTATATACCCGTAAGGCGTTCAAGTATCTGGCCTCTGCCGTTACTCAGACCACGGGCGGGACCACGGGCGTCAACTACAACCTCGGCATCGGTGACAACTTTGGTTTCCCCCTGGTTTGTCAAAGGTTCCAGCACGTCCAAGCGTGGGCTGGAAACACGGCGGTTCCTAATTCGGTTGGCATTGTGACGGCGGCGTTCGGTGCTGCCACAAATACCAGCGCTGACGTGCGCGGTTCCATTGTGATGTCAAACAACGCGACGGGAACGCCGGTCTCCTCTCCGGCCACCACGAACAACGTGCTGCGGCTGGTTGTCATCCAGAACCTGCCGCCCACCGAAATGTACCAGACCACGCCGAACAACCTCGTCCCAATGTTTGGGACGGCCCAGGTATAAAAGGAGGCCGCCACCATGGCCAAAGGTCATCACAGTCATCATCACGGCCACCACAAGGCCTCCGGCGGGCGCACCGGAATGGTCGTCTCTGGCAATCCCGACGTGCTCAAGGAAGCGCACGGCAAGGAGTCCTACGACAAGGGCGACGAGCGCAAGAAGGGCGGGCGTGTCAAGCGCGCCCACGGCGGCCACATCGATGGGCACAAGTCCAAGCACCGGATGGATCGCCCCGGCCGCAAGCGCGGTGGGGCAGTCGGCGCTGATCGCTCTCCCCTGAGTTCGGCGCACCGCAGCAAGTCGGCGGAAACGACGCCTTCGCCGAAGGACACCTACGGCGGGACGCCTGCGTGAGTGTCCTGACCGCCAAGACGCGCAATGCGCTGCCGACGAAGGACTTCGCGGGGCCGGGTCGGAGTTACCCGATCCAGGACATGAGCCACGCACGCAATGCACTTTCGCGCGTGTCGCAATTCGGAACCGAGTCGCTTAAGGCGGCGGTTCGCGCCAAGGTTCACCGCAAGTTTCCCTCTCTGAAGCAGCATGACGAGGGCCGATAGTAGGAGACGTTCCTAGATGGCTCTCCCCAATGTCCAAACCCTGACCCTCGCCGCGGCCAATTCGGCGCTCCTGTTTTCAACGGGTGCGCCGGGCACCACGTTCATGAGTTATACGTCGGTGTTGGCGACCACGCTGTTGGACGCGCAGCGCCGCATCGTCATCACATCAAGCGGTAATGATGCGGCCGTAACGGCTACGATTAAAGGCGTCAACGGCGCGGGCTTTCCAATCTCCGAAGCGTTTCTGCTCACTAACGGCGGCTCGACGTTCTCCAATCTCGACTTCAAGATCGTCACATCAATCGCGCTGTCGGCTTTGGCCGCAGCCAACCTCACGGTCGGCACCAATTCCACAGGCTCGACCATGTGGAACATCATGAACTGGCATGTGACGCCGACCAATATCGAGGCGTCCGGCGTTGTGACATCGACCTCGACCGCGGTGACGTGGCGCTGCGAATACACCTATGATGACCCCAATAATCTGCCGTCAGGCCAATCCTATCCGCAGCCGTTCATTCATCCGACTCTCAACGGAACTACGGTGTCTCTGGATGGACCGATCAATGATCCCGTGACGGCGGTGCGCTTCACGGTTACGTCCGGGACCGGCACAATCCGCGGCACCGTGATTCAAGCTGGACTTGCCAGCCCATGACCGACATCATAGGGACGGCAGGACTCGGCGGGCTGCGTGCGGCGGCCAAACTCACAGAGGATGATATCCTCCTGATCCTCCGTGACCCGAATGGATTTGTCGCCAGATTGAGCGAACTCGGGAACCTCGTCGCCGCTGGCAAAAGCACACTCTCAGACCTTGGCCTTGCGTCCGACTTGCAAGAGGCGCTGACGCAGGCGCGATCCAATGTGGACGCGACCGGAAGTGCCAAGGATACCGCGCTGCGCGCCCTTGACGATGCGCGTAGAAATGCAGCGATCGTCCTCTCTGAAGCGGAGGCGTCGGCAAAAAAAGTGGTCGATGACGCCACCAAGGCGGCCTCTGTGGTTTCTGCGGGTGCCGCTAAGGCTAGGCGGGATGCCGATGCCTATGCGGAGCGCGTCAAGGCAGAGGTAGACGCCGCGCTCGAGCAGGCAAGGGAAATGCATCGTCTGGCGGCTGTCAAATCCGATCAGGCCAATAAAGTGCAGCAGCAAGCCGATGCGTTGCATCAACAGGCGGCTGCCGGCATAGCTGCGGCTGAAAAGATGCGATCAGACCTCCTTGCCAAGGCCGCTCGTCTTCAGAAGGTGACCGCCGAACTTGCCGGTGCCTAAGTGACCGCGCCGGGCTCGCAGGGGACGAACACCGAACAGGGGCTAGTCGTTGGGGCAACTCGTATCTTCAACGGCGCCCCGAATGGCCTGTTAGCCTGCGATTCGACCGGAACCATTCTCGCCCTTGCCGCAGGAACGGCTTTTCTTGGCTGGACGATTCCGAATCCAAATAATTGGAATGATCCAGGCGTTGCCGGCGAGATTTCTTACGACGCCAACGGAAACTTTTACCTCTGCTACGCCAACAATGAATGGGCGAAGTTCTCCGGTCTGTTGATCTGGAACAACACCTCATCTTTCGTCTTCGATTTCTCCAACTACACGACCTATAGCCAGTATATTCCGCTGCTGGTCGGGTTTGGATAGGGGATGGCCGACAACTTTACAGTCCTGAACTCTGCTGGCGCGACGGTCACGTTCCGCTCGACCGACAACGGTTCTGGCGTTCAGGTCAATATGTCCATCCCTAGCAACCCGTCTGGGACGGCGTTGCTCGGGCAGTTTGCGATGGCGACCTCTATCCCGGTGGCCATAGCGTCGGATCAGTCGATCTTTACCGTCAAAGCCATCGAGGCCGGCACATGGACCGTGCAGGCGCTTCAATCCGGGGCACCGTGGTCGGAGAACATTACACAGGTCGGTGGGATCGCAATCGCACTCGGATCCGCCACTGGCGCTAGTTCTTTCCCCGTCGTTATTGCCAGCAACCAAGCGACGCTGACCACCGTTCTGGCGGCTGGAAGCCAAGCAGTCGGAACGGTCACCGCCATTCAGGGCGGTGTGTGGACGACGCAGGTCGCCGGCAGCCTCACGGTCACCAGCAATTCGACGCAACCTCTGGCCATCGCGTCGGTGTCCACCAACCCGCCGACTCCGGTTGCTGTCAAAAACAACACTGGGACGCTGGTCGGCATCAACGTCTACAACACCAATTCGAGTTATCCAGTCTTCCTGAAGATTTTCAATGTTACAGCTGGGAGTTTCACGTCTGGGTCCATCAATGCCGGCACGTTCTCTGCAACATTCTGTTGCGGAATTCCACCGGGGTCATCACGGGATGTAGCGTTGCCGCTTGGAACCAATCTGACGACGGCCATCGCCTATTACATCACCAAGTTTGCGGCAGCGAACGATACCACGTCGGTCGCGACAAACGACCTGGTCGGCATGATCACCTATTTTTAAGGTCAGAGATGAAAAGAACCGCAAACAGCGTCATTCAGGGCAGCATTGCCATTCAATTCCTGCTCACCCAGCCCGGCTTTTCCCAGGTCGGAGTGCAAGCGCAGGACGGCAATATCGTGACGCTTGGCAACACCACCAACACGACTCCATGCGCGACGCCGACGACAAATCCGTGCACGCAGAACCAACTTGAACGCGCACTGATGAGCGCCATACAATCGCCGATACCTGCCGGCAGCAATGTGATTGGCGGGGTCAATCTTGCCGGTGGCACGACCACCGTTCAAAATCAGCTCCTCCAAGGCAACGACAGCACGACGTTCGTGAGTGCACGCATCTGCGGCAATTATACATCGCTGTCGATGACGGTCGCCACGACCCTACAAATCATCGCGGCGTCATCCGGGAAGACGATTTACATCTGTGACTTCGACATCTCTAACGGTGTCATCTCGACATCGACGATCACCATGCAGATCGGAACCGGCACGAACTGCGCCAATGCCGCCGCCCAGCTTGGTGGCGCTTGGTATGCCGGGACCAACTGGGGCAAGATTGCAGCCAATCCCTATTATCGTGGGCTCAATACCGGCGCAGTCGGGTCATCTGCGCTATGCGTCAAGAGTACCGTGACGACGACATTCGACTTCGGCGTCTATTATGATCAGTTCTGATCGGCCATGCGCAGGATAGCGTTTCTTCTGCTTTTGGTGGGGATGGCCTGCCTGTTTCTGGCAGGCACGGTGACGGCACAGCTATCGACGCTCGGGGCCGGATGCGCGGTCAAGTGTTCTGCTGGCGCCGCGCCGTCTACTACGAACTGGAATCCGTCCGATCTCGCTAATATGACGCTCTCCGGCGGCAACCTTGTTGCCACTGGGAACAGCACCTCGACGGACGGTTCTGTCAGGGCGGTCGCGAACCACTCCACCGGAAAGTATTACTACGAGGTCACGGTCACAAACATCGGCGCCGCCGCTGATAGCGGATGCGGGATCGCCAATGGATCAACGAGCCTGACAGGGGCGCCTTTCTCGACCTCTCTCATTGCCGCGGCATATGGCGGAAGCGGGAACATCTGGGTCAACGGCTCCAATCCTGCGAGCATAGGCACCGCGTCGAATGGTGACATCTTGGGCGTCGCCGTAGACACGGGTGGCCAGTTATTCTGGGTGCGCCGGAATACGGGGAACTGGAACAACAACGCCAGCGCAAACCCATCCACGGGGGCGAATGGGTTCAGCACTTCCGGCTTCGCTGGTCCGTATTATCCATGGTGCTCGGCAACGGCCGATGCGACAAATCATTCATCGTGGACCGCTAATTTTGGCGCAACCGCTTACGCGCACCAGGACTCCACTGTTAGTGGATTTGGGAATTGGTAATGCGAGCAGTTATGTATGCAGTGATTTTTGCTATAGCGTCTATAGCCGTGGCATCTGCCTTCTGGCACGGCTCGGGGCCGGCGCTCGTCATTCCCCCCGCCAACAATGTCTCGGCCAACTGGGCGAAGGCCGGCTTGGCGACCGTTGGGGGAATACCGACCCGCAATACGCAGTGCGGGGCTACGGTTCCGGCAACCGGCCTGACGCCACCTGCGGCCAACGATGACGCGGTCAAGCTCGTGGCCGCCATCGCTGCGTGCACTGCTGGGCAGTTCATCCAGATGGGTTCCGGCACGTTCAACTACGCCATGAGTGAACTGCCCATCCTCGTGAACAAGGGGATCACGATACGCGGCAACGGCTCAACTGTTGGAACCTGTAATGCGGCAAGCGGCACTCCCTGCTGGGGAACTGTGCTTCAGACCTATGACGGGCCTCAGCCAACTTATAATAGCACCCCTCAGTGTGGTGTTACGATAGGAAGCGTGTCCAATTGTCCGAACGGCAGCGGGTTCTTCCTTGTGGCACCATCCGGACTATTTACTTTCTCCTGGGCTGGATGTGTCTATCAGATCACTGATCCAACTGCCTCTAATTGCGGAACTACTTTGGCTGCCGATGTGGCACAAGGGGCGACGACAGTCCAAGTCGCGTCGACGACGAACTTTTCTGTGGGTATGTGGGTGCTTATAGACGAGTGGCCTTCAATGGTGTCCACGGTGGACCCATCCGGCGGATCGAACATCCTGGCGTCGCCGGAGTTCTTAGGATCATCTGAAGCGCCGGCCGTCATGCGAGTGGCAAACCCGGACGGCGGCAACAACATCCCTGCATGCACCGGAGGTGGTAATCCCGGATATAGCTTCTGCGTTAATCGTGTGAACGAGGAGATTCACAAGATCGCGGCCATCGGGGCTGGGCCGTGCCCGGGCGCTAGCTGCACGCTCACGTTCGACGATCCGTTGACCTTGGCCTTCCGGACAACTGGCAGCCACGATGCGCGTGTGTACTGGCCCACAAATGGAAATACGAACACAGCCAATCCGTTCCTAGAACAGGCCGGAATAGAGAATCTGACCATCCATAGGGCTAATGGGGGATCGATCAACTTTTCGTTCTGCGCTTACTGTTGGGTCAAGAACGTCGAAGCCGATTATTGGATCGGTGGGGCTGTCAATTTCAGTTGGTCAGTCCGAGGCCAGGTCACTAGCTCCTACTTGCACGATTGCATAGATTGCCAGAACAACGGTGAGGAGTACCCGCTCGGAATCAGTGTGGCCTCGACTGAAATCCTTGTTGAGGACAGCATCATCACCTTCGGCGGCAAGTGCATGGTGGGGCGGGCGGCGACCGCCTCCGTTGTTGCCTACACCTATTGCGACAAAACATTCTACGAACAAAACGGTGGGATTGGGGATTACTGGAACGATTTGGGAATAAATGGCAGCCACTATGCAGGCACGCACCATTTCTTATTTGAGGGCAATTACACCACAAACATGGATGGTGACAACACGCATGGTAACGCTATCTATCATACGTTCTTTCGTAACCAAAGCGCGGCAGGTCGAACGACGTTTGTCGACCCGTCAAATAGCAAGACCGTCAACGACTGCGCGGGAATAGGGTTCGACCAGACCGGCAGCGCCACCGCCCCGTCCCCGCTCAGGGCAGTTGGACCGATGGCGTGGAATTATTGGTACGCTATCGCTGCCAATGTTCTGGGGTACTCCGGGATGCAGTCGTGCGCCGGGGGTGCATACGTCTACGGCGCCGGGACGACGTTCACCGGCCGCGACATGTGGCGATCCGGATGGCAAGGTGCAGGTTTCCCCCATAACGATGACAATCTTGATGGAGCAGTTGCTAGATACATATTCAAGAACGGAAATTACGACTACGTGAATGCCGCCATCGTTGATTTTGCCACCGGCTTCGCGCATACGTTTCCGAATTCCCTGTATTTGCCGAGTTCTGGCGCGTCGCCACCCGCGTACTTCGGTCCCGGCGCGTCCTGCACGTACACCTTTCCATGGATCGAATCGACGAGCGGAACGCCAGTCAAGACCAATAGCTGCGCTGGCGCCGGCTTGCCCGCAAAGGCGCGCTACGATGCCGGGACGCCGTTCGTTCTGCCTTGAGCCCAGTGCGCCTCAGTGGAGCGAATCCAGTCCAGAAACGCCCGCGTCTGCCGCGCATCGAGATAGACGAAGCGTTCTTCAGCCTCCCCGCCGACGAAGCGGAGCGTGATCTCATGGTCGTCGTGCGAAACGTAAATGCCGCAGCCTAGAAAATACTCACTGGTTTTCATGATGGTCCCCTCATCAAATGCCGTGAACTTTAGAGCGGTGGGTAGGGCATGACAAGCAGCGGAACCTATTCCTATTCACTGAGCAACGGAGAGGCCGTCCTCGCCGCCTATGAGCGCATCCAAATTCGCGCGCCCGCGCTGCGTCAGGAGCACATGCTCACCGCGCGCAGGGAGTTGAATGACCTCTTTGTCGAACTCTCCAACAGACAGGTGAACCTGTGGTCTGTTGTTTCGCCAAGCTCCACGGACGGAACGTCGATCACCCTGACGCAGGGAACGGCAACCTACAGCATCACACCCCAGACGGTGATGATCCTCGACGCCTACGTCAGTTTGAACAATGGTACTTCGAATCAGACCGACACGTACATCACGCCGATGAGCAGAACCGAATATGCCTCGCTCGGAAACAAGCAGACGCAGGGCAGACCGACCTCGTACTGGTTCGATCGGCTGATTTCTCCGACCGTGACGCTGTGGCCGGTGCCTGACAATGGCGGCCCGTACACGCTCAATTTCTATTCCTGCGTGCAGTTGCAGGACGCGAATTTGACCTCGGGGGAAACGCCGAACCTGCCTTATCGGTGGCTCGGTGTCTTGGTGACGGGTTTGGCGCGGCGTCTGGCGCGGGTCTATGCGCCGACGCTAGAGGCGCAGCGCAAGGCCGACTATGACGAGGCATGGGCCTATGCAGGCACGCAGGACACCGAAAACGTGCCGGTGACATTCTCTCCCGCACTCAATTCGTATTACCGGAGATAGGCGATGCGCCCGCATCCGCGAATGACGGAAACGGATGCGTCCGCGCCGCGGGCTTGGGCTACGTGTGAGCGCTGCGGCTTCGTCGGAAATCTCTACAAGTTCATCTGGCAATACGAGTGGCGCGGCGTCCGCCTGATAAATACGCGTCACATCGTCTGCGAATGGTGCCTCGACCAACCGCAACGGCAGCTCGGCAGCATCTTCCTGCCGCCAGACCCCGTTGGCATTGTCAATGCGCGGCCGGAAGCCTATTACATCGATGAGCATCAATGCCGCTACCAGCAGGACGGAACGATCCGGCTTCAGTTGGATGGGACCTCGCGGCTTGAATCCAATCTTCAGGACACGGCTACTGGAACGACTTCGCCTCCGGCGACGCCGAGGGCGTTTTCGTCTGGATTCTCCAGCGGATTTGGGTGAGCATTAAATGGTCGCCACTCCCGGCACAATCCCGGCGCTGCCGCCATATCAGCCAGATGCGCTCCCGTTTACCGGGGGCGAGGCGTTGGAGATCGCCAGTTCTGTCACGGCGACATCTGCTACATCCGGCAGGATATTCCTGACCGATCTTCCGAAGATCGCGGGTGCGCTCGGCAATCAGAATCCGACGACGGACGACCTGATCGCCTTCATGGACAAGTCCACGGGATTGCCATTCTCTTGCTCGATCGGCGCGCTTTCGATTCCGACCGGCAATATCCCTCCCGGCGGCGCGACCGGGCAAATCCTTGCCAAGAATTCCGGAACCAATTTCGATGACAATTGGTTCGACATCACGTCGTTTGTGTCGGCCGGCACCAGTATCTTCCTCACCGGCTCGACGACGGTGGCGGTCGGGGTTGCGACCGGCGGCATCGGCTCAACCCAAATGGGTGGCCATGCCGTCCAGAATGCGGCTATCCGCCAAGGCGCGGCCCTGTCTGTCATTGGCGTCACCGGATCGGCCATCGCGGATGTGGCTGATATCGTCGCCTCTGGGGCAAACCAGGTTCTTCAGGTCAATGGCGGGGGCACCGGGCTCGTTTTCGGCGCGCTGTCCAGCACCCTTCTGCCAGGTCCATTCCAGGCCTCGTCGTTCACCACCAACCGCGTCCTGATCGGGAACGGGACATCCGCGATCCAGGTGTCTGGTGTCGCGACGGCGGCGCTGCCTTTGGTCGGCAACGGCACGACCTCGCCTCCCGGCTTTGCCGTGCTCACGGTTCCCGGCGGCGGGACCAATACCACGACGCTGACCGCGTTCGGTATCCCTTACGGCCAAGGCACCTCGACCATCGGTATCACCGCGGCCGGCACCACGGCTTGGCCGCTGGTCGGCAACGGGACCGCGATCGCGCCGGCCTTCGCGGTACTTACGGTCCCCGGCGGGGGCACCGGCACCACCATCCTGACCGCGTTTGGGGTGCTCTACGGCAACGGCACCTCGACGGTCGGCATCTCCGCAACGGGTGCCACGGCGCTGCCCTTGGTGTCAGGAGGCCCCACAGCGGCGCCGGCCTATGCGGTTCTCTCGGTCTCGGGCGGCGGCACCAACACGACGATCCTGACCCAGAACGGCATCGTATTCGGGAACGGCACCAACACGGTCGGGATTACGGCGCAGGGCGCGGCCGGGACTTTCCTCGCCGGCAATGGCGGTACTCCCACATTCACAACGGCGGTATCGAGCTTCACGACCGGATTTGGCCTCGCCGGAGCCACGATCGCGACCACGGGGCTGGTGGCAATTTCGACCTCGGCGCCGCCCGCCGGTTTGGAAATGCCGATCAATCTCGGGATTACCTGCTCGGTTGCTGGTGGCGCGCTGACGATCAGTCTCGTCCAGAACAGTTTGGCAACGGCGACCGCCGCCAATCCGATACTGATCCCGTTCCGGGATTCGACCCTGGCGACGGGAGACATCGCTTGGCGGCAGATCACCGGCACCCTGACCTACACGACGCCCACCAGCGGGGCGACGTTCGGTTCTGCCAATTCGGCACCCTTCCGGCTCTATCTCGTGCTGTTCGATGGCGGCGGCGTGCCGTTGCCGGCCATTATCAATTGCAGTTCTGGAACGGCCGGCGGCTCGAGCATCTATCCGCTCAATGAAGCGATCTTCGGCTCGTCGAGTGCGATCAGCGGTTCGGCGACAAGCTTGGGAACCTTTTACACCAATCCTGGGACGACGGCGTCGTCTAAGCCTTTCCGCATCGTCGGTGTGCTCGACTATGGGGCTGGGTTGGCGACCGCGGGAACCTACGCCTCGACCCCGACCACGCTGCAAGTGTTCGGACCTGGAAACAAGAAGCCCGGCGACATCCTGCAGACGCAAATGTTCTTCACGACGGCGTCATTCACTGCACTCAATACGACCACATTCACCTCAAGCATCGTGCTCGCCAGCATTACGCCGACCGCCAGTCCGAACCTCGTTGAAATCTCGGTCGGTGGCTCGCTGGCGCAGAGCAACGCAACGGCTCAGTTCAGCCGTATGCAGATAGTGCGCGGCGCCACCCAGGTCGGTCCGATCATCAGCAGCCAGGGGATACTCGCAAACTCTCCTGTTCCCATCTCGCTCCAGTGGATAGATGCGCCGGGAACCGCCGCGGCGACCACCTACACGGTGCAACTTGCCAGCAACCAAGGTTCTGCGATTTTCCCGACTAATCTGCAGACGGCCAGCGGCGCTTACATGTGGCTCAAGGAACTCTGCGCATGAGCCTCACCTATTTGACCTATGTCGCCTCGCTGGTCAATCTCATGCCGGTCGATTCCGCGAGCGATCCGAGCTTCGTGACGGTGCTGCCCAACATCATCGATGACGCCGAGCAGAGGCTTTATCGCGAACTCGATCTGCTCAACACCAATACGACACAGACCGGGACATTCACCACGGGGCAGCGGACGTTCGACCTTCCCTCGGCCAACGGCACAGTCGTCGTCGTCAACCGCATCAATGTGTGGACGCCGCTCGCGTCGTCATCGGCAAACGCAACGCGCAACCCACTGCTGCCGATCGGCAATGATGCCCTCGATGCGCTCTGGCCCAGCGCGACCGGCTCCAGCGTGCCGCAGTATTTCGGGATGGTGACGCAGACGACCATCTTGGTCGGGCCATGGCCTGATCAGGCTTATACGGTCGAGGTGACCGGCACGGTGCGGCCGGCGGCGATCTCGACCACCAATGCGACCACGCTGCTGTCTGTCTATTTCCCCGATCTGTTCATCGCCGCGTCGATGGTGTTCGCCTCCGGCTATATGAAGAATTTCGGGGCGCAGATGGACGATCCTAAAATGGCAGTGAGTTGGCAATCGCATTACGACCAACTCATGGCTTCGGCCCAGACCGAGGAACAGCGCAAGAGATTCAACATGGCGGGATGGTCAAGCAAGCAGCCGGCACCGCAGGCGACGCCGGAGAGGACGTGAGATGACCGAACCGCTCACGGTAAATCGCAATTTCACCGTAGCGAACACAGGTGACCTCGTCGCTGCGTGGGGTACGGCCGCGCTCAATCCGAACTTCGTCGCCATCGACGGCATCCTCGGCGGCATGGTCACCTTGAGCCTTGCCGCGGCGAGCACGATCACACTCACCGCCCCCTCCGGTTCTGTCACGCCGAGCCCAGGCCCGTTTCAGCAGCAGAACGCCTGCATCAAGCTCACGGGCACCCTGACTGGAAACAACGTCCTGCAGTTCACGATGCCGGGGTTCTGGATCGTCGATAACCAATGCACGGTTGGGTCGTTCTATGTATCCGCTGCGGCATCCTCCGGTGGCGGAAACGTCATCGGCATCCCGCCCGGAAAGAAATCTCAGATTTTCTTCGACGGCACGTCGATGGACTTCGTCAGCATGCCCGATCCTGGGACTGCCTACGACCTTCATGGTGTTACGTCGCTGCCAGCATGGATGACGGCCTGCACGGTGCAGCCCTATCTCATCAAGGACGGCACCATCTATTCCGCCGCAACTTATCCGGCGCTTGCGGCTGTGCTCGGTTCGTCCTTTGGCGGCAACGGCATCACCACCTTCGGCGTGCCAGACGAGCGCAACCGCGCCCGCATTGCATTGGATACCAATGGCCCCGGCAGTTATTCGCTGCGGGTCACGTCGGCAACGAGCGGCATTGACGGCAAGGTCATGGGCGCATCTGGGGGCGACCAGCAGATGCAGTCGCATACGCACACCAATACGCTCACTGATCCAGGCCACAGGCATCAAGTGCCCAGCGGGTCGGCTGGCGGGGCGACGCCTTCGTTCATCCAAACCGGCGGCTCCCAAACGTCGACAACGGGGACGGCCACGACGGGCATTACCCTATCGATCGGAACGACGGGCGGCGGCGGCAGCCAGAACATGCAGCCGACCATCGTGTCCTTTCTCCCGCTCATAAAAACATAAATTAAATCAATGAGTTACGGAGAGCTCACCCTCGTTCCCGGCGTTGATGTCGAACGGACGCCCACCGTACAGGGCGCAGGATACAATCAGAGCCAATTTATCAGGTTCAAGGCCGGTCTCGCGCAAAAACTCGGCGGCTGGCAGAAATACTACCCCTTCGCTGTCGCGGGAGTGCCGCGCGAGCTCCATGCCTGGGAGGACTTGAACGGCACCAATCATCTCGGCGTCGGCACCACGACGCAGTTGGGCGTCATCACTTCGGGCTCGTTCAAGGATATCACCCCGCAGACGTTGACGACCAATCCGGCTCCGAATTTCACCACCACCATGGGATCGCCCTCGGTCACGGTGACGGACACGGGCATCTTCAACGTCACCACCTATGATTCGGTTCTGTTCAATACCCCGGTATCGGTTGATGGAATTATCCTCTCCGGGCTCTATCCGATCGTTTCCATCATCTCGGCGACCTCGTACACGATCACGGCTGCGACCAATGGTGTGGCCGGCGTCACCAATGGCGGCGCGGTGCCGGTGTTCACCACCACGTCTGGCTCGGCGCCGGTCTCGGTGCTGCTCAATTCGCACGGCCTCGCGGTCGGCAATACCGCCGTGTTCCCGGCTTCCACTACAGGCAACGGAGTAACCATACAGGGCGGCTATACGGTCTCGACCGTTGTCGACGCCAACAACTTCAAAATCACGCTGCCGAACCAGGCGAGTGCGGCCGGCTCGTTCGGGATGAACGGCGGCAATGTGCAGTTGGTCTATTACATCCAGATCGGGCCGCCGGCTGCGGGATCTGGATACGGTACTGGAGGCTACGGATCGGGAGGTTACGGCACCGGATCCGGCTCGAGTTCTGACCAGACCGGAACGGAAATCACGGCAACCGATTGGACCTCGGACAATTGGGGCCAACTCTATCTCGCCTGCCCGATGGGAGGGGGCGTCTATCTATACGATCCCACGGGTGGATTCACCAATGCGGGGCTGATATCGACGGCGCCTCCCTTCAACGGCGGCATCTTCGTCTCAATGGCCGAGCAGATTTTGGTGTGTTGGGGCTCGACCGCGGCGGAAGGGCTGGGGATCGAGCAAGACCCGCTCTTGGTCAAGTGGTCGACGGTCGGCGACTTCACCGTGTTCACGCCGCTCGTCACTAACCAGGCCGGATCATATCGCATCCCGAATGGGTCCAAGTTGATGGCTGGTGCGGCTGTGGGGAACCAAAACCTGTTGTGGACCGACCTCGATTTGTGGGCCATGAACTACCAGGGGCCTCCATTTGTATTTGGATTCAACCGAATCGGAGTCGGTGCTGGGGCGATTTCGAGCCACGCCGCGCAGGCTTTGCGCGGGAACGTCTACTGGATGGGGCCGACCAACTTCTACCAGTACAACACGAATGGCGTTTCCGTGATGCCGTGCCCGGTCTGGGACTTCGTGTTTCAGAACCTCAATACCGCCTATGCCGCCAATGTGCGGGCGCTGCCTAACACGCCTTTCGACGAGGCCGGCTGGGCTTTCCCCTCGCTGGCGAGCGTAAACGGTGAGAATGATTCCTATGTCAAGTTCAACTTGACGGAGCCCAATGGGCCCTGGGATTACGGATCATACGCGCGATCTGCTTGGACCGACCAGACTATTCTCGGTCCTCCGCTTGGAGCTACTCCTACGGGGGTTGTCTACCAGCACGAAACCTCGACGGATGCGGACGGAAGCCCGCTTGCCTACTCGTTCACCACGGGATACTTCTACATCTCGGAAGGCGAAGAGGTCGCGTTCGTCGATGAAATCCGACCCGACTTCAAGTTTGGCACCTACGCCGGATCGCAGACGGCGCAAGTGCAGATCACAGTAAACGTCATCAATGATTATGCCTCGCAGACGCCGTTCTCCTATGGTCCGTATACGGTCAATCAGGCGAGTACGTTCTTCAATCTGCGGGCCAGGGGAACGCGGATGTCGTTTACGGTTGCGGGGAGTGACATCGGGAGTTTTGTGAGGCTAGGAAAAGTGCGCTATCGATACGCTGCGGATGGGAGGCGGTAATGGCCGCGCTTGACGACGCTGTATCCACTCTCAAAGGTCTCGTTCAAAACGTCAGCCGGATTGCGGTGACGCTGCCGTCGATCTTTCCCCAACAGACGGGAACCGCGACGACGGCAACGGGCGGCGCGGCGACACTGCCGGCGAATCCGGTGGGATTTATGCAAGTGACCTTGCAGTCGGGCACGACAGTTTTGGTCGCGTATTACAATCCATGAGGCCGTCATGCCCCTGATCCATTCGTCAAGCGCGCCGGCCTTCAAAACGAATGTCAAAACTCTCATGGGAGAAATCGGGAAATCTCCGCATGTGAAATCGCGCGAACAAGGACTCGCCATTGCCTATGCCATCAAACGCCGCGGCCACGCCGATGGCGGCGAGGTGACCGAGGACTCCATCACGGCGGATTTCGCCCGCCAGGCGGCGGCCGATCGCACACGGCGCGCTGTAACGCATCGGCCGGCCTTTGCCTTTGGTGGGCCGCCTGCACCCTGGTTCGTTCGCAATGAAGCGCGAGGGCTCGGTACGCATAGCGGCCCGATTCTTAGTGCGGTGGCGGGACGAACCGACCATCATCCGATGAGCGTGAAGGCGGGCAGCTACGTCTTCCCGAGTGAGCACGTTGCATCGATTGGTCAGGGCAATACTCTCGCCGGCATGAAGCAGCTCGGTGCCATGTTCAATTCCGGCCCCTACGGAACAAAGCCGATGGGGACCAAACACGGGATGGGGCCGCCGAAGCCTCCGCATCTGCGGCATATCGCAACGGGGGGCGCAAGCGACCATGGCGGCGCGCGGGGCCACGGGCATCCGGTGCCGATCGCGGCGGCCGGTGGTGAGTTCGTCGCCGAGCCAGACCAGATTTTGGATTGGCTGGAACGCAATGGTTTTCCGCGCGATCTCAAGTTTGGCCATCAAGCCCTCGATGCATGGGTCATGAGTCAGCGCAAGAAGCACATCAAGACTTTGCGTGGCTTGCCGGCTCCGGCGAAAGGATGATCATGGCTGATAATCCGTCCCTCACCGATCCAGATTCCATTTCCGTCACCTTCGTCAATCAGCTTGTGGGCAGCGGCCACCTCTATGGTGTCGTGAACCTCACCTTCGCAGTGGCGCGCTTCACCCCCGCCGCGGACGGCAAGGTTGATCCCGATCTCGTCATCTCGTCGCGCCTGCGGATGGATTTGGTCTGCGCGCAGCAGCTTCGTGACGCGCTTGATGGAATCCTGGCGCAGAATGCAAAGCCGGAAGGGCCGGCGCATTAAGTGACCGTCCGCATTGCGACGCCTGCCGATCTTCCCGAGTTGATGCGCCTGCTGCGGCTCATGCACGCCGAGGGCGGGTTGTTTCCCTTGGATGAGGGCCGCGCCAAGGCGATGTTCGAACTGACCTTTGACCGCAAGGGCGGGATCATCGGAGTGCTTGGTGAGCCGGGAAAGCTCGCTGGGTTTATTGGTTTGCTGATCACGTCGTTCTGGTACACGCGATCGAGTCACCTCGAAGAGATCTTTAACTTCATCGATCCCGACCATCGCAAGTCCAATCACGCGCGCACGCTGATCGATTTTGCCAAGTCGTGCGCCGATGAAATCGGGATTCCCCTGGTGATCGGTGTAATGACCAACAGGCGCGTGGTGGAGAAGGTGCGGCTCTATCGGCGTGCGCTCGGGTTCCCGGCCGGGGCCTATTTCGTCTACGGCGGCAAGTGGGTGAGCGACATGACCGAGAATCCGGAATTCTGGCGCACGCCATTCCCGGCTCATAGCGAGAAGCGCAAAGGGGCGGCCTGATGTCGTTCGGCAAGGGCTCGAATCAAAACACGACCACCACGACGCAGACGCCCGATCCGGCGGCGATGGCCGCCTATCGTGGCCTGCTCAATCGTGCCGCTGGCGTCGCAAATCTGCCCTATCAAGCCTATGGCGGGGAAGGCGTCGCCCCGATCAATGCCCAGCAGTATGCGGGCATCGGTAATATCAATCAGAATGCCGGGTTTGCGCTGCCCTATATCCAGCAGGCGACACAATATGCCAATCAGGCGGCGCAGCCGATCACCGGGGCGCAGATCGCCGGCTTTCAAAGCCCGTACACGCAGCAAGTCGTCAACGCCACCGAGGCGCAGTTCAATAATCAGAACGCGCAGCAGCAGCAGCAAGTGCTGGGCAACGCGATTGCTCAAGGCGCGCTCGGCGGCGATCGGACTGCAGTCGCCCAGGCCAATCTCGCCGGCCAGCAGCAGATGGCCGAGGCGCCGGTCATCGCCGGGCTCTACAATCAGGGCTACCAGAACGCCCAGCAGATGGCGCTGGCTCAACAGCAGGCGATGGCGCAAGGCGCGTACTCTCTCGGCAACCTCGGCGTTGCAGGGCAGAATGCGGCTCTCACGGGCGCCAATGCGCAAGTCGGTGCCGGCTCGCTCGAGCAACAAACGCAGAATGCCTTAGACCAGTACCTCTACGGCCAGTTCATGCAGGGCCAGGCGTTCCCGTACCAGCAGGCGCAATGGCTGGCGGGGATCGATACCGGGGTAGGTTCGCAGATGGGGGGCACGTCGACCACGACGGGGCCGCCGCCGAATCCGTGGAACACGGCTGCGGGGTTGGGGGTTGCGGCACTCGGGGCGATGGCGCCATCGAAAAGCGCAAGCGGGGGCCGCATCCGCGGCTTTGCGCCGGGCGGCATGGTGTCTCCGACGATGGCGCCTGCGATGGGCGGGGCACCGCAGCCCAACCCGATGGCGGGCTTTGCCGGCAATCCGACTCTCCAGCGGGTCGGGGATGCCCTGCAATCCGGCTTCGGCAACATGATGCAGCGGGTCGACTCCAATCCGCGCCTTGCGGGGCTGATGTCTGAGTTCCAGAAATACATGCCGCAATGGGGCGGCTGGGGCGGTCAGTCGGGGCCGCAAGCAGGGTTTGGCCAGATGATGGGCCGTCCCGGCTTTGACGATGGGGGCGAGGTCTCGGGATTCGGTGGCGTGCCTTATGGTGGGGCTGGCGGGTACATCCCCGGCGCGTTCCAAGGCCAGCATGGCAATACCATGCCGAAGCCGCCGGGGGCGCCGTCAAGTGGCGGATCGTCTGGGGCTGGCGGAATCCCTGGCTTGAATGCCAACGCGCTCGGTGCTGCTGGGAAGGGGCTTGGTGATATTGGAAGTTCGCTCTATTCCGGCTTCGGTGAGATGTTCCCCGAGGCGGGCGCGTATCTTGAAAATCCGTCTTTGATTGGGGAGGGTCTGTCAGATGTTGGCGGCGCTTTGATGGGGGGCCTGGGTGACCTCGGCGGCGCGATGGCTGGCGCATTCGGTGGGGGCGAGGCGGCGGCTGACCTTTTGCCTCTGCTCTTGTTGGCGAAACGCGGTGGTCGCATCAATGGCAAGCGCGCGGGGTTTGCTCCTGGTGGCGAAGTCGATTTGTCGAACGCATATCCCCTCGGCGACATCGACCCGAACGACGCATCCACCAACAATTTCGGATTCAATTTCAATCCGGTACGTACCGACGCCAACACCGCCTATCCGGAGCCGACGGCGGACGTGCCGATGCCTCGTTCGCGCCCGACATTGGGCGATGTCACGGCACCGTCTGACAATGGCATCTACATGCCGGTTCCGCGGGAACCTGAACCGACCCCGATCGTTGGTGCCGCCCGTGTCGGTCCTCCAGAGGAGGAAAAGCAATCCGGCCTGTTCGGCGGCTGGGGCCTCTCCGATGCCGCCCGCACCGGATTGATCACAGCGGGCCTCGGCATGATGGCCTCTCGGTCCCCCAATCTATGGAATGCGATCGGGGAAGGCGGCCTTGCCGGGATGCACGCCTATTCCGGGGAGAAGAAACAGGCGGCTTCGATCGAGGAGGCGCGGAAGCGGCTGGAACAGCATGCCGATGAGGTGAGTAAGAAACTGGCGTTGGAGAGCAAAAAGATTTCCGATGCGGAACAGGCGCGGCAGGATACGCAGACTTACCGAACGAAGATGCTGGAACAAGGCAAACTTGGTCCGGGCCAACACATGGTTGATGGCCGGATCGAGAATGTCCCCGGCTATGCTGAAGCCCTTCAGGCGGCAGAGGCAGCCAAGGCCGCCGGCAAAGGCGCAGCGAGCCAAATGAGCCCGGAAGCCAAGGAGATCATGGCTCGGCAGATGATCGCGGGCAACTTTACTGGATACAACAGCCTCGGCAGGACGGCGCAGGGCTTGGCCGTCAGGAACGAACTCAACAATATGGCGACGGAAATTGCCATGAAGGAGAACGGCTTCACCCCCGCTCAGGCCGCCGACCACCTCAACAGGCAGAAGCAGGAATTTTCCGCCCGTCAGATCGGGCTCAACACCGAAGCGCGCACCGCTGGCCAGCGCGAGACGAACCTTAACCTTATTCTGCGCATGACCGATGCTGCTATCCCGGCAGCGCTTGAGGCATCGGAAAAGGTTGCCAGGACCGGGTGGGTGCCAATCAACAGGATTATTCAGAAGGGTGAGGTTATCACCAGCAACACCGAGCTTGCGCAATTCGGAATGGCGAATCTGCAGCTTGCGGAAGCTTGGGCGAGGGCCATGAACCCGACCGGCGTGATGCGTGAGAGCGACCGCGATATGGCGCTGAATTATCTCAATACGGCGACCAGTAAAGAAACTTATGCTGCGCTGGTGCATCAACTGCAGAAGCAGATCACGCGCGAGCGCGACTCCATCCGCGGCGTGAACCCGGCGACACCGATCAATCCGAATGCCCCATCTCCCGCCCCCGGTGGGGGAACCGTGGCCGCCGCTCCCGATCGTGACGCCATTGAAGCGGAAATGCGTCGCAGAGGGTTGACCCCATGACCGACCTCTCGTCCATGTCGGATGATGACTTGCGGGCTGCTCATGCCGCAAGTTCTCTATCCCATATGTCCGACGACGAGTTGAGGGCAGCGCATGCGGCGTCGGCTCGCTCCAGTCCCAGCGCATTTGAATCCGGTATGCTCGGCGCGGTCGACACCGCCGGATTTGGTCTTGGTCCTGCGATTTCCGGCCTGACGGCAGCCTCGGGCATGACTCCGACTCGTGGTTATGAGAACCAGCCCCACCTGGACCCAAATCCGTTGATGCCGCTGGTCGGCGCCGGCCGCATGATCAACGAAAAGCTGATCAAGCCCCTCACGGGAGGTCAGCCCAATGACGAGGTAGGCCAAGCATACGATCGCGGCCGACAGTCGGCACTCGATGCCATCAATCAGGCGAAACAGGCGCATCCGAATGCCTACCTCGCCGGTCAGGTTGGCGGCGCCTTCGCTGCGCCCGGATTTGGCGTCGCTGGCGGGGCAACGACGGCCGCACGTATTGCCCGAGGGGCTGGCGCTGGCGCTATTGGTGGCGGCCTGTACGGGGCCGGTGAGGCCATAGGTCAGGGTGAGTCTCCTGGGGAGACCGCGCTTGCGGCCGGGCGCGGGGCGCTTACGGGTGCCCCCTTGGGGGCGGCGGGGGCAGGGGTGGCCGAAGCCTTGGCCCCGGTCGCTGGCCGTGTTGCCAATGTGATCCGTGGCATTCGCGATCCGGAGGAGGAGGCTTCCAGGCGGGTTGCCACTGCCATGACGCGGGATTGGCAGTCCCAAGGCCCGTCGCTTACCGCAGAGGAGATCGCCGCGGCTAATGCGGCTGGTCTGCCGCGATCCGTGATCGATGCCGGAGGCGAGACAACACGGGCCTTGGCGCGGTCTGCCGCGAATACCTCTCCGGAGGCGCGGGCTGCGCTTGCGGAAATGGCCCGCGATCGGTTCGAAGACCAGTCCCCCCGCATTGCGGCTTTCATCCGCGATATAACCGGTGGGGCGAATGCAGGGGCCGACTTGGAGACCCTGCAGGCTGCGGCCCGCCGTGCCAACCAGCCCGCTTATAAGGCTGCCTATGCGGCCGGTTCTGGCGGCGTCTGGACTCCCGAACTTGAGCGCTTGGCCGGCGCACCTGCGGTTCGGCAGGCAATGCAGGATGCTGTCCAGCGCGGGCGCGACCGTGCGGTGAGTGAAGGTCTTGGGGCGTTCAATCCCGGCGTTACCTTCGAAAACGGGGTGATGCAGTTCGGCCGCGGTAAGGGGGCACCCCCCTATCCGGATATCCAGTTCTGGGATTACGTCCAGCGGGAGTTGCGAGACAGCGCGAACGTCGCCAAGCGATCCGGCCGCAATGAGGAATACGGTGCGATCACTGGTTTGCGCCGCCGGCTGCTTGGTGAACTTGACACACAGGTTCCAGAATTCGCCACGGCACGCAACGGAGCGGCCCAATTCTTGGGTGCCGACAATGCCTTGGAGGCTGGCGAAAAGTTCGTGAACTTCCGCCCCGGCGGCCGCAACGAGATGGATTTCAGGAAGACATACGCCCGCATGTCCCAACCGGAACGGGAGCTTTTCGCCCGGGGCTATGCTTCAAAGTTAGCGTCTAACATCGAGGCGGTTGCCGACAACCGAAGCGTCCTCAATGCGGCGTTTGTCAACAGCGGACCGGCTCGACAGCGCACCTTGCTCGCTCTCGGTCCCCAGCGTGCCGCGCAACTCGAGGCCCTGTTGCGGGCGGAAAAGATTACGGACCTTGCGCGCCAGAACATGGGCAATTCCTCGACGGCGCGCCAACTCGTCGAGCTGGGCCTCGCTGGCGGCTCGGAAGGCGTCCTCAAACAGAACTTCAACCTCTCTCATATCCTGGTTGAGGCGTTCCGGGGGGCAGTTCGTCACGGCGCGCAGGTAATCGACGGCCGCGTGGCCGAACGAGTGGGCCAAATGCTCGCTTCCAGCGACCCCAATGTGCTTCGACAGGGCCTGCAGCTCGTCGCTAGGCAGCCTCGGCTGCTCAACGCGCTGCGGCAAGCCAGCAACCGGCTTGGGTACGCGGCGACTGCGGCGACACAACCGCAACAGGGTTTCAAGCATGGCGGTGCCGTTGATAGCACAACGGAAAGGAAGCCTCCACCCCTCTCCACCCGCAAGCAATCCAACTATTCCCCGACCGCCGGAACCAAGGCCCGTCACTGCGCCAACTGCGCGCATTACCTGAAGCCGAACAAGTGCTCGGAGGTGGGTGGCTTTATTGCGGCTCGCGGCTTATGCGAGTGGTATCGCGGCCAAAGGGCTGCCGGCGGTCGCGTCGATGCCGGCAACATCAACCATGCTCCGACAGAGGCCCAGAAAGAGGCCGGCAACTACGCCAAGGATCACATTCGCGTCCATGGCCTGGACATCGCGATCGAGAATGCCAAAGGTGCAGAACGGTCAGGCGCCGGCAAGGACGGCAAGCCATGGTCCGTCAAGATGCCAGCGCATTACGGCTACATCAAGCGCACCGAGGGCGCGGACGGCGATCACGTCGATGTCTATCTCGGGCCGCACACAAAGTCGCGGAAGGTGTTCGTTGTAGACCAACGAGATGCAGACACCAGCGACTTCGACGAACACAAGGTCATGATGGGGTTCGGCACGCAGAAGCAGGCACGCGAAGCCTATCATAGAGGGTTTTCGGATGGCCGCGGCAGGGAACGCCTAGGCCACATGACCGAGATGGGCGTCGATGAATTCAAGGATTGGCTCAAGCACGGCAATCAATCCAGGCCCGCGTTTGCGGATGGCGGTGCGCTGTCGGATGACGACATCGCCGCCCAAGATGCCGCCGAAGCCGCCGCAGCCCGCGTCCGCGCTCCCTATGCCAAGGCCAATGCCCGCGCGAGTGGCCTTCCCGATGTTGTGAACTACTTCGGCAACAAGCTCGCATCCGCCGTCACAGCGCCAAGGGATGCGCTCTATGGCACCATGCAGGTCACCGACCCGGAAACCGGAATGCCCACCAGGGAGGCCATGGAACGGGGGCAGGGGGTGGCCAATATGGCGATGACGGGAGGCATCCCGTTTGCGCAGAAAGGCGCGGCCGGGGTAATGGGCGGCAGATTAAAACAGCCCACGATTGAGCATGGAAAGCCAGTGGAGGTTGAAGCATACAAGGGCTCGCATCCCTACGCTAACGAGCCTGATCGGGATTGGAAAGGCAATGTCATCAAAGATTATGGACCGCGCCGTCAATTGATGGCCGAAGAGCCGTTTAAAAGCAGCGCCGGTCATGCTGGATTCTTTTCGTCCGATCCTGCGGTTGCAAGCCGATTTGCTGAGGCCCTCTCACAGGAGGGCGCAGTGTTCCCAGTGAAGATAAACTTCAATAACCCCTATGTGATTGATGGAAAGGGGCAACCTGCCGCTTCTTGGCAGTGGGACACTATTGCCAAGCGGCACGGCATGATGAATGAGTTAGAGGAATATCAGGCCGCTCTCAAAGACCCCCGTTATGATGGGGTTGTGATAAAGAATACGAAGGATGAAGGGGATGTTTATATTCCAAAGGCTCATTCGCAATTGAAACCAGGACTATTTCCTGATGAGCCAGCCAGTGCCCTCGCCGACCAATTGCCTGAGCGCAAGGGCCTCAAAGTCTCCGACGACGGCATCCGCATCAACATCGCCCCTCACGACATGCAGGTTCCCGAATGGGGCAAGGGCTTGTCCTGGGGCCTCACCGCCTATCGCAGCAAGGTCAATGGCGAAGACGCCATTCATGTCCGGGATGCGCGGCTGCCCCCAGAAATGCGGGGCCAGGGCCATGGCACCGCAATGTACGAACATGCGGCAGACCTTGCGGCGAAGGAAGGCAAGCCGCTGCTCTCCGATGGCGCCGTGACGCAAGATGCCGCCAACCGCTGGATGGCGCTCAATCGCGCCGGCTACAACGTGCAGATGGCGCCGGACAAGGTGTTCCGGCCGGGGCCGCCGGAAGCGCCACATCTGGGGCGGTTTGAAACGCCGGACGGATCGCCAGTGTTTCGGGTCGAACCGGCTGCCGCTCCCGGCATCACCGCCTATCACATCCCCAAGCGCGCCCGCGGGGGCTCCATCAAGTTCAAACCCGACTGGTGGATCAAGGCCAAGGCCAGACGTGTGGCCTTCGCCTGAGCTATTGGCATCTCATCGTATCCCTTCCCGTCCGCGTGCAATCCAAGGGCTGTGGTGCCGGTTGCGGGGCTGGAGGCCGCGTTGTCGCAATGGCGAGTCCGGCGGCCATGGTGTCGGCTGCTCTGGCGTGGCGATTGTCGCGCCGCACCGTCTCGATCTGCCGGCATTGGACATATTCAGGTGATCCCGGGAGCGCCCCCAGTTTACGGCAATAGGCATCGTCCTGTCTCGCAAGCCCCTCGGGG